GAGATGATAGACAAGCTTGCGCACGTCGTTCTGTGCGTAGGCGTAGAGCATAGCTTCCTTGGTTTTTGTGTTGGTCATAACTTAGCCCTCCCACGGTTTGCGGCTTCCATCAGCGTTCTGCGGTTTGGATGCCGGCATACCGTCAATGATTACCATATCTTCCGGGATTTCGTTCAGAACCTTGATGTTATCCATTATTTTTTCACTCCTTATGGATTTTTTTGACAATTGCATTATAACACAGTGAGTGGTACAAAATCGACAACAAAATTTGGAAGTTTATGGTAAATCAAAAAATACGGATAAACCATCGAATTTTTGAATTGTGTCGAATAAAGGGGGATGTTTGGGAAATGGATGATTGGGTTTCACGCGTGGCGAAAACGCTGGTAAAAGCACGGGAAGAAGCAGGGGTCAGTCAGGCTACGCTTGCGCAGCGCATGGAGGTAAGCCGACAAAGCGTAATCAAGTGGGAGCGCGGAATCAATGCAATATCATTTCCCATGATGCTGAAGTGGTTTGTGGGCTGTGGGGTTTCGCTGGAGCGGTATCTGGATTCATGCATCCACCCGGGGCTGCTGGAACGGCTGGAAGATGATCCCACCGACAAAGAAAAACGTCGAATGCTGCACGAGGCCATCGAAGAATGCAGCGCATACGAGGTAGACACGCTCTTGTACATCCGCTACGGCGCGCATGGGTCGGACCATCTGAGCGTGCTTACCGAAATGGTGGCTAACCTGCACACGCCGCTGCGCGATAGGGTGGCCGTGGTCAATACGATCCTGAGCCACTACGAGATTGCCACTGCCACAAAAACGGACGTAGATCCCGAAGGGTTGCAGCCGAATATTGAAATGCTGTGTCAGGCGCGCGACTGCGGAATGGCGGCAGCAAAAAATACGGAAGATGTCTACTCCATAAACAAGGAGGCGATAGAGGATGCCAAGAAAAAGAACGAAACGCGCTGACGGCCGGTACGAGATCAAGCGCAAAATGCCGGACGGAAGGTATAAGCACTTCCTGGGCGCTACGATTGCCGAAGCGACCGCAAAGTATGAGGAGGCATATCGGCAGGCAACGCTGGAAGAAAGCAAAAGTAACGGCGGTGCCACCTTCCGTGAAATGGCAATAGCGTACAAAGATTACATTACAGGCTCGACAAATCCGGTAAAACGTGGTACAATAAACGCCTACGTCAAGAATATCCCTCCGCTTCTGGAATGCTTTGGCGACACGCCGATGGCCGACATCGACACGCAGGCAGTCTGCG